ATACTATAACGACCTAACATGAGGGCTAACATGGTATGAAGAAAGGCAGACAAGGCGAGGGCGGTGGTCAACCCCTAATAGTCTTAACAGAAAAACAGCTTATTGAGGTAGAGGCTTTATCATCCGTATTATCACAAGATATGATAGCGGATTATTTAGGTATATGCAGAACTACGTTTTACAATATCAGAAAGCGTCAACCAGAAGTAGATGAACGCTATAAAAAAGGTAGGGCTAATATTGGGTTTAGTGTGGGTAATGGACTCATACAGAAAGCCATACAGGGCGATACTACAGCGTCAATATTCTATCTTAAAACTCAATTAGGGTGGAGAGAGCAAGAACCCGAAGATAAAGAGTTACCACCTATACAAGTATATTTGAATGATACTAACTAAGCCCCAGACACAGATCTATACATCTGATTCTAGGTTTATATCGGTGGTAGCTGGTAGACGGTTTGGCAAGACGTATCTATCTACAATCATATTACTCAGAAAGGCACTATCAGGTAAAAATAAGAATTGCTGGTATATTGCCCCCACCTATAAGAGTGCCAAAGAGATAGCATGGGATATGTTAATAGAGACTATCCCTAACGAGTATATCAAGAAGAAGAACGAAACCAGCCTTACTATTAAGCTCAAGAATGGTAGTGTCATAAGCCTTAAAGGTGCAGAGAAACCTGATAACTTACGTGGACGCTCATTAGACCTAGCGGTACTGGATGAGTTTGCTGATATGAAAGCCGAGACATGGAGTGAGGTTATTCGACCTAGTTTATCTGATAGACAGGGTGATGCTGTATTCATTGGTACGCCTAAAGGACGTAACCACTTCTATGACTTGTGGACTAAAGGCACTGACAAACACGATAACTGGCAATCATTCCAATATACAACCCTAGACGGTGGTAACGTACCAGCCCATGAGATAGAGTCAGCTAAGAATGACCTAGACTCAAGGACGTTTGAACAAGAGTATCTAGCCAGCTTTGTTAACTACGCTGGTATCATATATTACAACTTTGATAGAGAAGAAACAGTACAGCCTTACACTGGTGCAGATAACCAGTTACATATAGGCATGGACTTCAACTTAGATCCTATGAGTGCATGTGTTGCGGTGCGTAAAGGTAGGACACTACATTTTATAGATGAGATTGTGATATACTCGTCAAATACAGATGAGATGGTATCAGAGATAAACGCTAGATACCCAGATAAGCAGATAACGATATACCCAGATCCAGCTAGTAGACAACGTAAGACTAGCGCAGGTGGTAGAACTGACTTATCAATATTACAGAACGCTGGTTATACTGTTAACGTAAAGAACAGACACCCAGCAGTACGAGACAGAATTAATGCGGTCAACTCACGCCTATTAAGTGGTGACGGTGAGCGTAGAATATTTATAGATCCGAAATGCAAAGAAACCATTAAAGGTCTAGAAAGACAGATATACAAAGAGGGTACTAGCCAGCCTGATAAAAGCGGTTATGACCACATGAACGATGCGTTAGGGTACTTAGTAGATTACCTATACCCTATCAAGAAAGATATTAAACAGACTCAGCCTCAAAGGTGGACGTAATGAAAGTGACTGATACACATCCCGAATATGACAATAATTCTGCTAAGTGGGAGTTCTATGTACGTTCTTACTTGGGTGGTGAAGAATACCAAGATGGTGAGTATCTGACTCGTTACGTGAATGAGACTAAAGATGAGTATTCAAGACGTATAAGTCTTACACCATTAGACAATCATTGTCGCAACATCGTCCACATATATAGTTCATTCTTATGGCGTGTTGCACCAGTGAGAGCATTTAACTCACTAGCGAATAACCCAGCACTAGATGACATTCTAAAAGATGCTGATTTAGATGGTCGCTCATTCAATAACTTTATGAAGCAAGCGCAGACATGGGCTAGTGTATATGGTCATGTGTGGATCATGGTAGATAAGCCCAAGTCAGTGGTAGGTACACGAGCTGAGGAATTATCATTAGGTATCAGACCATACCTAACATTATTCACGCCTGAGAACGTCATAGATTGGAAGTACGAGCGCACACCTACAGGACGCTATGAGTTAACCTACCTTAAACTACGTGAAAGCATTGACCGTAAGAGTGACACAGTAACCGTAGTGCATTATCGAGTGTGGACTAATGACACTATTGAACTATGGGAATCAGACGGCTCAGATGATGACGGCACAATGATTGAGTCTATTGATAATGAGTTAGGTAAAATCCCAGCGGTGTATTGCCCAGCTAACCGTAGTAATGTACGTGGTATAGGTACAAGTGACATAGCTGATGTATCTTATATGCAGAAAGCTATCTATGAGGAACTATCAGAGATTGAGCAGTTAATCCGTATTAGTAACCACCCTACTTTAGTTAAGACACATGACACTGATGCTAGTGCTGGTGCTGGTGCTATTATCAATATGTCTGATGATATGGATGGTAACTTGAAGCCGTATCAACTACAGCCTGATGGCGGTAACTTAGACGCAGTACGAGCAAGTATTGAAGATAAGATACAGATGATTAATAAGATGAGCCATATGGGTGCTGTACGTGGTAGTGAAGCGGTTACTATGTCAGGTGTTGCTATGCAGACTGAGTTTCAGATGCTTAACGCTAAATTAGCTGAGAAAGCTGATGAACTAGAGTTGGTAGAAGAACAGGTATGGCGTTTAATCTGTACGTGGCAGGATGTTACACCAGATGTAGAGATATTCTATTCTGACTCGTTTGATATACGTGACTACCCACAAGAATTAGTGTTCTTACAGCAAGTTAAGGCTAGTGGTGTACGTTCTACTACGTTAATGCAAGCGGTAGATAAACAGATAGCAGACTTAGTATTAGATGATGAAGATTTAGCTAAGGCGCATTTAGAGATTGAACAAGGCACTAGAACACTAGGCAACTTTAATAATGACATTCAATCAGTATAACGAGTACCTAGAGAAGCAGGGCGACGATCACTCAAGACGAATGATCCTAGCCTTGCAACGTCTAGAGGATGAGATAGCTGAATTAGCTAGTACAGCACCTTTACGAGATGGTCAGTTGTTTGACCTAGACTGGGCGGTAAGTGCTAGGCGTGATATCAGACAGTCCATAGATAATACTATAATGGCAGAAGCTCAGGGTATTATAGGTGGGTATGGTGATATTCAGAATGAACTAGCCGATGCTATCAAGTTTACTGGTGTGCCTGATGAAGTGCTACAAGGATTACAAAGTCTATCCTTTCAAGGGTTCGAGGAGATAGCTAATAGCTACAGCCAAGAACTATCGGATCAGATGTATCAGTATACCCTTACTAACCGTACTCAGGCTGATATGACCAAGGCGTTACGTGGTAAGATAAATGGCGTATATCAGGAAGCTAATCAAGATGAGCTTGATGAACTGGTAGAGATAGCTAATTTTGGTACAGATGAAGCCAAAGCACAAGCTATAGAGAAGTTACATAGTGTCTATGGTAGTGACAAGCTAGGAAATAATCTTAGACGTTATGCCAGTACATACGTAAGAGACTCAGCACAGCAGTTTAGCGCACAGGCTACGATAGCAATGGCTAACGAAGCAGGGGTGGATAAGTTTGAGTATTACGGTAACTCAATCAATGACACTCGTGAGCATTGCCGTAAACATGCTGGCAAGGTTTATACTCGTGATGATATCTACAAGATATGGCAAGGTGACTGGAAAGGTAAGAGTGATGGTGATCCGTTTATCGTCCGAGGTGGTTACAACTGTAGACACCAATGGCTACCGATAATAGAAGAAGTTGAGACAGATGATCCAGATGAGGCTGATGAACCAGTAGCACAACAAGCACCTACTGGTGATTTTGTACTAGGCACAGCCACTAAATCCAGTATCAAGAAGTCACTTAACAAGTCACTAGCAGAAGCCAGCAAAGACTACCCAGAGATTGACGGTAGATACATGAAGCGGTTTAGAGGTGTTACTGACGCTAAATTAGGTAAGGCTAGTCTACCAACCTCATTAACTACCGAAGCTACAAACTTAGTAAACCAGTTGGTTGAGGAGACAAATGCACTAGCTGATAAATACGGAGTCAGAAAGTTAAGAGGCGTACAATCTGTAGGTAGGTCTAAAGCGGTTGCTAATATGGGTGATGGTATCTTAGGTATAAGCCCTAAATACTATAACGATTACGCACTATCAGCCAGTATAGATGATGATAAGTTAGCAGATATGATATCTAACCTAGAGTCCAGCATAGCTACAAATAGACTGGCGATACAAGCAAAGCGCGAAAGGATTGCAACTTTATCAGGCGCAGAAAGAACTGACCTTATTGATGAGCTAAACAAAGACATTAACAGCAACAACAAGAATATAGATAGAATAAACTCACTAAGAGTAGTGCAAAGAGATAACGTAGTTACAGAGTGGAAGTTAGGCGATAACTTATCTAAGTTACCTTTTGGTGCTGATGAGTTTTTCAAGGGTGGTATAGAAAGGTCTAGATTTGTTGTTTATCACGAGTTCGGACACCAGATACACCAGCAGTTATTTGTAAACAGCAGTAACTACAGAATGCCACCACTAGAGAGATGGTTAGCTAGGAACTTTAGCAAAATCAAAGCACCGTCAAAGTACGGCATGACTAACAGCCAAGAGTGGTTTGCTGAGAGTTTTGCACTATACGAAATGGGTAGACCAGACCTAGTAGATAAAGGCTTAGTAGAAATACTAGACAAGTTGAAAGCTGGTAAACTTACAATAGGCGACTTAATATGAATGAATTAGAAAAGGCTTTAGAGTTATTAGGTAGAGATACTTTGCCTGATGATATTGAAGATACCATTGCAGAACTTGAAAGAATGGCTGGTATTGAGTACGAGAGACAATTTGCGTCAGTGTATGAGATACTAGAGTTACAATTAAACGAAACTACTCAATAGAGGTGCGTAACATGAGCGATGATATCATGGAAAATGAAGCAACAGAAACAAACGAAGAACAACAACAAGGCAAAGTATTCACTCAGGAAGAAATGGACAAGATTGTATCTGACCGTTTAGCTCGTGAGCGAAGAAAGTACGAGAAAAAGCTAGAGGGTGTAGACCTCGATGAAGCACGACGATTGATGCAAGAAAAAGAACAAGCAGAGATTGAGCGTGAGAAAGAACGTGGCAACTTTGAGACTGTACTTAAAAAGACAGTAGAGAAAAAAGATAACGAACTATTAACTA